CGAAGAGGTGCAGCCGGTTATGGAGCGTATCAAACAAATGCTGATAGAAGATTCTGCCACCGGTTGCCCTGTCACTAAGGAACTGGATTTAACCAGCCTTTCCACTCTTCCGGAATCCGGATTTTACCGGACGTTTGCGGGGTGGAGCCTGGCTTTCTCATTTAAAACAAGATTCTAATGGATGCTTTTGCGTGGTTCTGGTTAACTGTCATAGTAGGTATTATTACAATAGGTGTAAATGATGCGTTGTGTACCTATTGGAAATATAAATATGCCTCAAACAAGAAAAATGAAACTGTTAAGGATGAATCCGGGGAAAGGCACATTATTTCCGGATTCTCAAAAAATGAATAACTGAATGGCCGAGAATTTTAAAACGGATTTTTTTACCGACCGGATCGGGCGTGGAATACAGGACATATTTCAAGCCCAACTGGATATCGCTACCAAGCGGATATACCAGAAAGGCCGTGAACGTAAGAAAGTACAGGGAACCGGGGAGATCATACAAGGGCGGTCCGGCGCATTAATGGCCGCACTACAGAACCCGAATTATTCGGTCGTTCCAGACGGCGAAGGAGTAATCGCACGTTCTAACCTTCCATTATATACCCGCTTCCTGGATATGAAGAAACACGGTAATTACCAGATTTATAACCGACAGATATACGGGATTCTGTATCATGACACACTCGGGAAGATTAAATATGAATATCAGGATTATGTAAGGGAAAGGGTAAAAGAGATGTTCTCTAATACACTAAAATAGAAAAATAATAGTAAAATTACTATTATTTTTCATGTCTTTTCTTTGTGATTAATAGTAAAATTACTATCTTTGTACTGTTGAATTAAAACAGTGATCTATGAAAACAGTTAAAGTTTCCGTGATTCTCAAAACACTTGAAAACGACGGGTGGTATAAAGTGAATCAGGAAGGAAGCCACAGGCAGTTTAAACATCCTACTAAAAAAGGAAAAGTGACTGTTAACGGTCATAAATCGGATGTTGTTTGGGGATTCCTGTTAAAGAGCATTGAAGAGCAATCGGGGTTAAAGTTTTAACCCCGGAGCTCCGCTCTGGAAATAGAATGTTTTAGTTTGGCATAGCGGCCTTGTGTAGGCCGCTTTATTCTGAAACTCTTAATTATAAATATATGGAGAAAGTAGTAATTAAAACGGCGCGTGTTGATGATTGTTACAGCGGTGCATGTGAAATTCTTCCCGGATGGGTTGTGGCTTGTACTGGCAGTTTTGAGGATTTCCAGAAAGAAGTGAAAGACAGTATTCGTTTCTATGTGGATTGTGCCCGTAAGGACAAAGAAGAGTATCCGGCTATTTTTGATAACGATTTTGAGTTGGTTTATAAATTTGATGTTCAAAGTCTGTTGCTTTATTATCAGGGGATTTTCTCGTTTTCTGCTTTACAGGCAATTACTGGCATCAATCAGAAACAGTTGGCACATTATGCTGCCGGTCGTAGTAAGCCAAGAGCACAACAAGCGGAAAAAATAGCTAACGGATTACATAAATTGGCTAAAGATTTAATGACGGTCACTGTTTAATTATTCAACAAATGGCTATTGACCGGGCCAAAAGCCCCGGACTTTAATAGAACGGGGCTATTTTTAAGACGCTATGACATATGAAGATATTTTATTTCTGATTGGCTTTTTCCTGATAATAGTTTTTTTTGTCGGATGTAAGCATAAACCGGCTACTTTATCCGGGTGGCTTGCTTTTGCCTTTCTTTCCTTTATTGTGACGCCTCTTATATCAGTTCCTTTAACCTGGTACGTTTGCCGGATGCTTGATCGGGCAACAATTAAGGATAAAGGATATTTTGATCCTTCGGATTTTACATTTAAGAGATAAAATACGTTCTTCTTAGTATAATAAGCCTGTAGAATGGTTCTACGGGCTTTTTTTATGTCCTTTTCCGCCATTTTGCACCAGGATAATTTTGCCTTATAAAATTTACTCTTATGGCAAAATTAAAACCTGACTATATCGAATGGGTGTTAACCCTGAACGCCTCCGATGCGCAGAAGGAAATACATAATCTTTCAGAAAAGAACAAAGAGCTTCGGGATAGCAATAAGGAAATAAAAAAGGCTATGACCGATTTAATCGCCACAGGGAAAGCTGGTGGTAAACAGTGGAAAAGGCTGAATGAACAACTGAAAGAAAATAATAAGACGCTCGGCGAGAATAACAAGAAGATTGCCGAATGTGAGAAACGCCTGGATAAAACCACCATGAGCGCGAACCAGCTTGCACGTAAAGCCAATGCCTTACGTAAGGAACTTCGCGATACCGTGAAATCCTTGCAGCCGGAAAAATATGCCGCCCTGGAGAAGGAACTGAAAGAAGTTGAAAAAGCATACGGGCAGGCAACGAAGAAGGCGGAAGGTTTCGGCGGTTCTCTTCTTTCCTTGAACAAGATAAAAACGGTTCTGGCCGGTGTGTTTGTCACTATCGGCGCAATGATAACTGGGCAGATTGTCGGCGGGCTAAGGGATGCGATCAGTACTATTATAGAGTTCGAGAAGAAAAACAGTACTTTGGCCGCTATCCTGGGAACCACGAAAAAGAGTATCAAAGATTTAACGGATGAAGCGCGCCGACTGGGTGCCACTACTTCTTATACAGCCGCACAAGTAACGGAACTTCAGATAGAGCTTGCTAAACTGGGATTTTTCAAAGAGGATATTAAAGCTATGACGCCTTCCGTGCTGAAATTCGCTAAGGCGGTGGACACGGATCTTGCCTCGGCTGCTACGCTTGCCGGTGCAACATTGCGTATTTTCAACCTTGATGCAGAAGATACGGAACGGGCACTTTCTACCATGGCAATAGGTACAACGTCTTCGGCCCTGAATTTTGAATACCTGAATAGTGCAATGTCTACCGTCGGCCCGGTTGCTAATTCTTTCGGATTCACGATTGAGGAAACGACCGCCCTTTTGGGAGCTTTGGCAAACAGCGGTTTCGACGCTTCATCGGCAGCAACGGCAACACGTAATATTTTGCTTAACCTGGCTGACAGTAGCGGCAAACTCGCGCTTGCTCTCGGTGGTCCGGTTAACAACCTGGATGATCTGATAAAGGGACTTAAAAAACTAAACAGTGAAGGAATAGACTTGAACAAGGCCCTTGAACTGACCGATAAACGTTCCGTTGCAGCGTTTAACACTTTCCTTAATGGTACCGATACCGTGCTGGCACTTTGCGACGCGGTGACAGGTGCAGAAGATGCCTTTAATGCTATGTCCGAAGAAATGGGTGATAACGTTCAAGGTGCATTAAACCGGCTAAGTTCAACTATCGAAGGGGTAGTTTTACGTTTCTATGAATCAAAGGGTATTCTCCGGGATTTAATAGACCTTGTTACGCTTATGGTGGAAGGTGTGGGAGGTATGATTGACATGTTTAATAAATGGGGTGTTGTCACTTATACCGTTACCGCTTATTTGGTTTCTTACTATGGAGGACTGAAAATCGCTACCATGTGGCACGCCCGTTTTAAAACGGCGACCCTTGCTTCGGTCGTTGCAGAGAAAGCGCACGCCGTACAGCTTTATATCAGTCGGGCGGCTACTCTGACTTATGCGGCAGCCCAGGCACTATTACACAAGAATACTACCAGATGTACCGCTGCACTTCGGTTAATGAGGATCGAACTTTTAAAGAATCCATATACGGCCCTGCTCGCGTTACTCGTGGCAGCCGGTGTTGCTATCTACCAGCTTGCAAAGAAGACGGAACAGGCTTCGGCAGCGATGAAGGCCCACCAGGAAGTCGTAAAGAAAGTGAATGAAGAATATGCCAGCCAGGAAGCAAAAATAAAAACTCTTGTAGCTGCTATCAATGATGAGAACCTTTCCAACTACACCCGTAAACAAAGGCTTGCGGAATTAAAAGAACTGATACCGGATTATAATGCGGAATTGAATGAAGAAGGCAGGCTCATAAAGAACAACAAGGAGGCCATAGATCAATATTTAGTTTCCTTGGAAAAACAAATCAAGTTGAAAGCTTACCAGGAGGAACTGGAAGAGTTGTACAAGAAAAAAAGGAATCTTGAAAGTCAGGAATCAGAGCAAAGCGACGCTTACTGGGACACCCGCCAGCAAAATACATTGTCAGGATATAACCGGAACAGTCTTACCGCTAAAATAAGCCGTTTATTTGGTACGGAAAAAGAGGCTAACCAATTGAAAGCCCTACAGACAACACAGAAGGATTTGGCCGGTATAGAATCAGCAATCGCCCAGATCAATAATGATATCTTAAAAACAGAGGCGACGGCCACTTCATTAACCGGAACCAATAAAGAAAATATAAATACTGAAACATCCCTTATAAAGAAACTGGAGGCCGAAAAGAAAAAGGTTCAGGAGCAATGGGCGGAAGACAGCGAAGCGAATATCGCCAAGAAAAACAAGGAAATAGAACGTATCGACGCCGAAATAAAACGTTTGAATGAACTTGGGAAGGTCAAAAAGAAAGTTGAATCCGGAGAGTATAAAAATACGGAGACCGGTGCCGTTTTAAAGCCTTTGGAGATTGAGCACGAAAAACGTATGCTTCTTATCAAACAGAACCGTGATAAGGAAAATAAGACGGAAGCCCAGTATATTCTTGAAGGGACGGCGGAAAACCTTCGCTATTACCGGGAACGTATCGACGCACTCCAGAAGCTGGAAGCAAAGACGCCGGCTCAAAAGAAGAAGTTACTCGATGAAATCCACAAGCTCGAAACGGAAGCACAGACGGCCATTTTTACGGAAACCGGCAAGCAGGAGGACGCCCGTATAAAACTGGTACAGGAGAAACGGGATGAACGGTTGAAGATTGAAACCGCCTATTACAACGTCCAGAAGGACACCATGGAAAAAGCAGTATTAAACCAGAGTATCACGCAGGAAGCCGCCGACGCCTATATGCTGGAAGTTGAAGCGGAACACGCCGCAGAACTTCTGGAGATAAACCGTACCTACCAGGATGATATTGCCGCTTTGGAAATTACCGGTAAACAAAAGCGTATAGAAACAGCAACGGAAGCGGCCGACGCCGTGCGTGAGTCTGAAATGAAGCTATTACGTGATCGGGCGGCCATTGCTCAAAAAGTACGTGAAATAACTTCCATTCCGGTAGGAATAACCGGTATGCAGGAAGCACACCGGAAACAGGTTCAGGATGTAGAAACGACTTATAATGCCATAATTGAGATAGCGAGACAGGCGGGAATTTCTACCGTTGGTTTGGAGAAACAGAAACAGCAGGAAATTAGCCAGCTTGAATTTGAA